GATGGTGGTACCATTTTTATAGGCAACCAATCGGCACCAGGCACACCGACGGGCGGAGGTTATCTTTACGTAGAATCAGGCGCACTTAAATACAAAGGAAGCTCTGGAACCGTCACAACCATAGCGGCAGCTTAAAGGAAGAACTTATGAGTATCGTAGCAGAATTACTTGAGGCAGGCGTTGTGTCAGTCGACCCAGATGATGAATCGCGGGTTATCTTTAACGTTTCCTTACATATTAAGAAAGCAGCCGTAGAAGCTGGTGGGTTTCAAGCTTTCGGAGCTGAGTTTGGTTATGAACCCATGTTACACGATGAAGATATGAACCCGGTCGCTCCGAATCCAGTGTCTCTTTATGAATTCTGTAAGACTCAGGTGAGGGCATACGTCACCTCAGTATTTAGAAGCGCCATACTAAAGAAGGCTAGTCTTGAGGCTAAAAGCCAAGCGGATGCTTTATTATCACAGGTTTTATAAGGAGAGTTATGGAGATTATCAAGAAGAAGAGAGCGCCCAGGAAAAAGCCGGAACTAACCGTCGTTAGTCAAAGCGACGATAAACTTCCTGATTTTTTGGCTATTGGACTCGTCCGCTATAAGGATAACACCTACTCTCAGGTAACTGTAAAAGTGACGGGGAGTAAGGCTGAGGTTTTGGAAGTAGACGAACCTAACATGAGAGCTATAGCTATTGATTCTTTAAAGATAGCGGTTATGAAAAAGGTGATCGATGCCGGAGACCTATAAGCTACTGATAGCGTCTAGTGCGCTAAGTCTATTTTCCTTTTTACTTTCTATTTTACTCGGTGACTCGTTTGGCGCGGCTCAAGTTGTGATGGCTATCCTTGCTAGTAGCTCTCCCTTAGTTGTGGATTATCTCTATCAGAGAACGTTAACTAAAATGGACGCCGAAAGAGAAGAAATTTTAATTCTTCAGAGTAACCTTAAAAGTTTGGAGGCAGAAGTATCACGAATAAATCTCGCCCTAAAACTAAGGAACTAGGTAGACCTCCGGCCGACATCGATTTTGAACAATTCAAAAAGCTTTGTGAGATATTTTGTACGAAGAGAGAGATAGCAAGCTGGTTTGGTGTGAACACGACGACGATCGAAGACAGGTCTAAGCTGTGGTTACAGGAAAAGGGAATCGAAGGAGAGACCTTTGAAGACTTAAGAGCTCACCTTTCAAGTAGAACTCAAGCCTCTCTCAGACGAAGTCAGATAGCAGCGGCACTGGATGGGAACACGGCTATGCTTATCTTTCTTGGTAAGCAGCTACTGGGACAGGTTGATGACTACAGAGGTAATAACTCAAGCACTTGGGAGGAAGAAGAACATACAACCATTAGTCAATCAGAACTTGTTCAACTACTCAGAGCTGCTCGAGAGATCGGCCCCAAGTCTTAAGCGTCTAGCATGGAAAACGGGCACACTTCAATACAAACTACACCCCTATCAAGACGCACTTTATACCGCCCTAACAAAAGCATTAGAAGATAGAAATGTTGTTAAATATACTGTCAATTGTAGTAGAAGATATGGAAAGTCATTTGTTCTATGTTTAATTGCAATAGAAAGAGCTTTAAGGAAACCAGGAGCTCAGGTTCGGTTTGCAGCTCCAACGGCTAAGGCGTTAAGAAAGATCACCCTGCCTATTATGAAGATCATCCTTGATGACTGTCCAGCAACTGAGTTACCTAGATACTCGGTTATGGATTCTTACTACCGGTTCCCAAATGACTCAGAGATTCACTTCGCAGGTACGGATAATCAGAACTACGAGAACTTGCGAGGTACAGCTTCCGATCTTAATATTATAGATGAAGCTGCATTCTGCTCAGAGCTTGACTACATCATGCGCTCCATTCTCATTCCTCAGACGCTAACAACCGGCGCAAAAACACTGTTGGCGTCTACTCCTCCTCCAACCCCTGCCCACGACTTTTTCTACATAGCTCAAGAATGTAAGCTTCAGGGTGCTTACTCTGAATTTGATGTTTATCAAAACAAAAGCTTAGACCCAGAAACGATCGATATCTATGCGAAGGAATCAGGGGGGTATGAGTCTTCTACCTTCAAGCGCGAGTATCTTTGTCAGTTTGTAGTCGATGACTCGCTTTCTATCGTCCCTGAGTGGCGTGATGAGTTTGTGGCTGAGTATGTAAAAGACGGCTTCTCTCCTTTTATGCATAGATACACGGCTATGGACTTAGGGGTGAAAGATCTGACGGCCATCTTGTTTGCTACCTATGACTTTAGGCGGGGTATTTTATACGTAGAAGATGAGGCCGAGATGAACGGCCCTCAGATGACAACCCCTAAGCTTGCGGCTCTCGTGACAGATACAGAGAAAAGAGTCTATGGCAATATTCAACCTTTCATTAGGGTTTCAGATAACAACAACCTTTTACTACTACAAGACCTAGGCTCACTCCACGGCTGTCACTTCTATGCCACTAACAAGGACTCACTTGACGCCATGGTGAATGAGGTTCGTATCCTGGTAGGTGAGGGTAGACTTAGAGTTGATCCTAAATGCCAAAAGCTTATCGGCGGTCTTAAGTATGGAGTGTTTGACTCTAAACGTAAAGAGTTCGCAAGAACTACTGCCTACGGACACTTTGACCACTTAGCAGCACTCGTGTATCTTATAAGAAATCTCGATCGCCAAACTAACCCAGTCCCTGCGATGTATAATCTTTCTGACTACACACACTATGTGCCAGAGATTTTAAGGAAGAGTGATTCGGCTAGTGGCAGTGTTCTGAAAAATCTATTTAAGGAGGAGGAATCATGGAAGCATCTGAAGGTCAGGAATTAGACCCCAAGTATTGGGCTGCTAAAGGAATTAAAGAAGTGTTGCCACTGCTTACTACTAAGGTAGATGACTACTATGACTTCCTTAGGCAAACAGGACGCATCTACTTATGGCGAAGGTCTTACTCTGCTTACTACCGTCAGTCTCAGACCTTAGGTAAGATGCAGCGCGCTGGTGAGCAAGGCGAGTTTACTCGTATGCATGTAAACGACTACCGTAACATAGCCCTGCATTTAAAGTCACTTACCACCCAGCAACGTCCAGCCTTTGACCCTCGTGCTACTAACACCGACTATAAGTCCATGGCTCAAACCATCTTAGCCAGTGGCCTTCTTGATTATTACAACCGTGAAAAGAGAATGGAGCGTTTTACAGTCCAAGCTCTTGAGTACGGTCTGATCTACGACCACTCTTACGTGTCTTGTACTTGGGATGCTAACGACGGAGAGAGCTACGGCAAGAATGAGTTAGGGATAGATGTACCAGAGGGCGATTTAAAGTATGAAGCTTTCTCACCTATAGATGTTGTGGTTGATACCAGTGATTACGCTCAAGGTCCTGAGTCTTGGAAGATTACCCGCTCTTATAGAAACCGCTATGATCTCATGGCTCTCTATCCTGAGCTAGCAGAACGCATCGAAGGCTTGCCGTCCATCAATGAGCTCCTAGATGACGCGATCATTAATCCTTGCGACTATGAAGACTCTGATATGGTCCCAGTCTGGAAGTTCTATCACCCAAGAACTCCAAGCCTACCCGAAGGTCGTGAGATTCATTTCTTATCTTCAGACTTAGGACTCATCGATGGTCCTTTGCCTTATAGAAAGGTGCCGGTCTTTAAGTTTGAGCCTAGTCGTCAGGATTCCACTCCTTTCGGCTATACGGTTATGTATGACATCCTTCCTCTCCAAGAAGCTATCGACGGTCTTTACTCAATCGCCATGACTAACAATAAACAGTTTGGCGTTCAGAGTATTGTAGGTCCTAAAGGCGGTAACTTAACCCACACCGTTCTATCTGAAGGGTTAGCCTATATCGAGTATGACCAGTCGAGAGGTAAGGTTGAGTCGCTTCAACTTACCCAAAGTGCACCTGAGCTTTATAATCTGATCGGTATGTTAGAGAAGAAGATCGAGACCTTGAGTGCTGTTAACTCAGTCGCCCGTGGTCAACCTGAAGCCTCACTTAAGTCAGGTGCCGCAATAGCATTCGTACAAGCTATGGCAGTTCAGTTCTCTAAAGACCTAGAAGGTGCTTGGATTAGACTTCTTGAGGATGTTGCCACTGCTACCATCCAGACTCTGCAAGACTTCGCCTCAGTGCCTAGGGTTGCAATGATCGCTGGTAAGGCAAACCGACCGTTCATGAAAGAGTTTACAGGCGATGATTTAAACCTTATCTCGAGAGTTATGGTTGATATTGGTAACCCACTCACCAGAACCGTAGCCGGTAAGGTGAACTTAGCTGATGCTCTAATGGAAAAAGGTTTTCTAAAGACACCTGAGCAATATATCCAAGTGATGACTACAGGACGCTTAGAGCCGGTCATTGAGAGTGATCAAGCAGAACTCATGCTGGTGAGAGCTGAGAATGAGAGACTAGCGGACTCACTTCCGGTTCAGGCAATGGTTACAGATTCCCACGCACTCCATGTAAGGGAGCATAAAGTAGTGTTAGCCTCGCCTGAAGCCCGTGAGAATCCTGATATTGTTATGGCAGTCACAGCCCACATCCAAGAACACTTTGACCTGTTATCCACAACCAATCCACAGCTTCTAGCCTTACTCGGTGAGCAGAGTATGCAGCCGCCTCCAAGTCCTGAAGTAGGTCAAGGCATGGACCCAGGAAGTGCAATGCAAGCTGGTTTGCCGGGTGATCCTAACTTACCAGGAGCACCGGCAGGAACTGATCCAATGACTCAAGGTACGATGGACGAGCAAAATGCAATATTAGAAGGAGGAATGTAATGGAAGTAAGTGCACCAGTGTCGGCCCCGGTAGCGAGTGAGCCCGTGGCAACTGACGCAGATGTAGGAGGCAGTGAGTCACAAGGTGAAGCCGAAGCTAAGGCTGAAGCTAAGCGTAAACTTAAAGTCAAGATTGACGGCGAGATGCACGAGGTGGACGAGGACGAGGTTATAAGTGACTACGGTAAGGGAAAGGCCGCTGATAAGAAGTTCCAAGAAGCAGCAGCACTCCGTAAAGAGGCAGTAGCGTTCATTGAGGCACTGAAGAAGGATCCAATATCAGTTCTTACTAACCCTAAACTCGGCGTCAATATGAGAGAGGTTGCAGAGTCCTATCTTTTAGCTCAGCTGGAAGATGAGATGATGGACCCGAAGGACAGAGAGCTTCGTGACTTAAAAAAAGAAAAGATGACCCGCGAACAAATGGAGGCTGAAGCTAAAAAGCAAGCTGAAGAAGCTGAGATAGCTACGCTCACAGAGAACTATCGGGCCGAGTACGAGAAATCTTTTCAGTCATGTCTTGAGGCGAGCGGTCTTCCAAAAACCCCCCATACTGTTAAGCGCTTAGCGTTTTACATGAATGAAGGTATGAAACGAGGCATGGACTTAAAACCAGACGACGTGGTTCATCTTGTAAAGGATGAATACATCGAAGAGCAAAAAAGTCTATTCTCAGGTCTTGATGGGGAGAACCTACTTAAGTTACTCGGTGATGATTTAGCAAAAAAGATTAGAAAGTTTGACACTTCCAGGGTGATGAAACCAAATAAAATATCTCTGATGGATCAGCCAAACGTATCGGAAAGAGCTGTGAAAAAGTCAGATAAGATATCTAAAGACGACTGGAAAGCTAGAATGGACCGTATTAAAGCAGGTCTTGAATAAAAGTATAGCGTCAAAACTTGCCTTGCCTTAGAATGTGTCTTAACATTCTATTGCAGGGCAATTCTTTTTTAAAGAACCTCTACGCGCTTGAGTCATATCAGAAGGCGATCTTTAACACCTTTACCTCACCTGAGATAAGGCCGCTTTAAAGTATCCAACCACTAAAATCAGTATCCCAAAATTAAACACACTCATATTTCATAGGAGAAATATAACATGACAAGTCCAGCAGAACTCAGTGGCTTATTTAAAGAAGCCTACGGCGACAGTATCGAGAACCTTATCCCGGAAGCAGCTAAACTTACTAAGCTGATTCCTTTCGTTCAACGCGATAAAGAAACTGGAAACAAGTATCATCAACCAGTAGTTGTAGCCGCTGAGCAAGGCGTAACTTACGCCGCAGCTGACGCAGGTGCATTTACTTTGGAAGACGCTGTTTCTATGAACATGCAAGATGCTCAAGTTCAAGGCAACCAAATGTTGCTTAGATCATCTCTTGCTTACGACGCAGCTGCCAGAGCTTCTAACAGCAAAAAAGCTTTCGTAAAAGCAACTGAACTCCTTGTTGAAAACATGATGGAGTCAGCTACTAAGCGTCTTGAGATCTCTATGCTCCACGGTCAACTTGGAATCGGCGATATTGCTATCGGCGGATTCGACGAGACTTCAGGCGGCGCTACTACTGCTACTTTCGTAGTAACAGCAGCCTCTTGGGCAACTGGAATCTGGTGCGGTCTTGAAGGAGCGAAACTCGTATTTTACTCCGACACTTCTGCAACTATCTCAGCTGGTACTAACCTTAACGCTAACGCGGACTCAAACGTTAACCTCATCATCACAGCTGTTAACGCTGACACACGCACCATCTCAGTATCAGGCTCAGCCGCTGCAATCGAAGACATCAACGATGTTTCCGCTTCAAAAGCTTTGACTGTATACTTCAAAGGAACTGTTACTGGTACTGGAACTTCTTTCGCATACGCTGAAATGGCTGGAATGAGAAAGATTATTTCTAACACCGGAACACTTTTCAACATCAACGCTACTACTTGGGGACTGTGGGCTGGTAACACTTACTCAACTTCAGGCCAAATGACTTTTTCTAAGTTGTTGGCAGCTGTTGGTAAAGCAGTACAACGCGGACTAAACGAAAAAGTCGTAGTATACTGTAACCCAGACACATGGGCTAACCTTGCTTCAGACCTTGCAGCACTTCGTCGGTTTGACGGAAGTTACAAAAAGAACAAAGCTGAAAATGGCTCTGAGTCTATTTGTTACTACGGCCAAAACGGAGAAATCGAAATCGTTTCTTACAACATCGTTAAAGCTGGTGAGTTGTATATCTTCCCACCTAAACGTTGTAAAAGAATCGGCGCTCAAGATCTTTCTTTCAAAACTCCTGGACGAGAAGGCGAGATTTTCTTGCAACTTCCAAACAGCGCTGGTTTTGAACTGAGAAACTACGTTGATAACGCACTCTTCGTAGAAACTCCTGCACGTTGTGTTTATGTTTCAGGTTTTACTAACTCTTAATTGGTTTTGAGAGTTGAATAGGGCACTCAGACTGTAAGGTAGGGGTGCCCTTTTTTTAAAGAAAGGAATTATATGGCTTCATCTCTATCCACAATAGTGCTTACAGCTGGCGATATGTCAGCCGACGCACTTAAGAGTGTTATCAACTTCGGCGCTAAGAAAGAAGGAACTCTTCAGCTTGCTGACTTTATTACTTCTATGGCTGCCGGTGTACACGTTGGCTCAATGAGTTGCAGAGTCGGAGCTACACAAGCAACTGGAACATTGACAGTATCCTCGTCGGGCCCTCTTAACAATGAAACTGCTGTTGTCGCTGGAACTACCATTACTGCAAAAACAAGTGGCGCAGTAGCAGCTAACGGTGAGTTCAACATCAACGCTGATGCAACGGTTGTTGCGACTGGAATAGCTTTGGCTATTAACAGCGTCGCGGCTCTTATCGGCGTGGTTTCTGCTACTTCAGCCTTGGGAGTAGTAACCATCACCTCGTCAGTGCCAGGCCTTCTTGGAAACGGCCTTATCTTAACTGAGGCCATGACTAACGTTGCCGCAGTGGCCTTCTCAGGCGGAACCAACGGAACTGTTTACTCACTAGACCTTGCATAAGAAGGAAAGAATATGTCAGTCAATTTAACCATCAATGGTCAAACCTTCGCATACCCCGAGGTGGGAGATACAGATTGGGGAACGAGTGCTACCCTTTGGGCAACTGCTGCTACAAACGGCATGCTGCAAAAAGCAGGCGGCACTTTTACTCTATTGGCTGACGTAAACTTTGGCGCTACTTTCGGTATAGTCTCTGCTTACTATAAAAGCACGTCCTCTAACATCTCGACCGCAGGATCGGTTCGCTTAGCACAAGCTGATTCGATCGGTTGGAGAAACAACGCCAACAGCGGAAACCTCTTACTATCGGTATCAAGTGATGCTCTTCAATTTAACGGAGTAAACGTCCTTATCTCCGGCCTAATTGTCAACGCCGACATATCAGCGTCAGCTGCTATAGCCTTCTCTAAGCTTGCAGCCCTTACAAGCGGCAATATTTTAGTTGGTAACGTCTCAAACGTCGCGGCGTCAGTGGCAGTGAGTGGTGATATCACTATAGACAACGCTGGTGTAACTGCTATCGGAACTGGAGTTATCGTCAACGCTGACGTAAATGCTTCGGCTGCAATTGCCTATTCAAAGCTCAACCTTGCCACTTCTATTGTTAACGCTGACATTAACGGATCAGCCGCGATTGCTTACTCAAAGCTAAACTTAGCCACAAGCATAGTGAACGCTGATATTAACGCTTCAGCTGCTATAGCCGGAAGCAAGATCAGCCCAGCCTTTGGCAACCAGGTTGTCTCTGGTGATAGAGAGTTTCAGTTTACTGAGATCTCGACTCCAGGCTCTCCTCCGGGATTAAACAAGGTTTTTCTTTATCCTAAGGCAGACGGCAACTTTTATAAGATGGATGATACAGGTGCTGAAGTACAAGTGGGTTCAGGCGGCAGTGGAAGCGGTAGCCTTAATATAGTAGATAACCCATCGGCTATATCAAATACCACAGGTTGGACAGCGGCTACTAACTACACTGTTTCACGTGACACATCCAATAGCCCGCTTGCTGGTGTTATCGATACTTGTTTTGCTATATCGACTACTACCGCTTCTACTGAATCAAGCACAAGCGGCGTGTATGCAGCTTCCTTAGCCAATCCCACGGCCTTAAGGAATACCAAGCTTCAACTTTCTATGTATGTCACGGTACCAGCATCATCACTCGGTGTATGGCGAGTATCTGTTTATAACTCAGGCGGAACAAGGGTTGCTCTTTCAACAGATTCATCAAGTGTTACGACACTACCAGCTGGTTTTACCGGCCAGTTCTCTGCTTCTTTTGATGCTGATAGCGGAGCAACTTACACACTCTCAATCACTCAGACTACTAGAACATCTGCTAACACTCTTTATGCTACCAATATTTCAATTGGAAATGATCAGATTTTGCAGGGTTCGATAGTATCTGAATATTCGTCTTACACTCCGACTTTCACTGGATTTGGAACGGTCACTGGTATTTCGATTGCGTATAGAAGAGTGGGAAGCAATCTTCATTTAATAGGTAGATTTACTCCAGGAACCACAACGGCAGTCGAGGCTCAAATGACGCTTCCAACTGGCCTTACCGCAGCCGCTACCACCACAAACGTTGTAGTGGGAAAATACGAAAGAAGAATAGCTACTGGTTCCCAGGTTAAACAAGGGACGGTTTTAACTGCTGCGGGTTTTGCATACATTGGATTTGGCCAAGACGACTACACGACCGCTGCGGCACCAGAAACATTTAGAAACGGCTCATCAATTACAGCTACCGGTGAGGTTATGTCTTTTGCCGGTGAAGTTGTTATACCAATCGCTGAATGGGCTGGATCAGGAACTGTTAACCTTGCATCTAACGGGGTTGAATATGTTTACAACACTACAACTACCGATGCTTCTGATACTACCGCTTTCGGCTATGGACCGAATGGTAATTTAGTTCCTAACACGCTTACAGCGAGTAGGGCAAAGAGAGCTAGGTGTGTAACGCCAATACAAATCACCGATAACCTATCTTTGGAGATGAATGAAGCAGGTACTGGAGATTGGATAGAGGTCGCTAATAATAATGGCGCAGACGTTGAGTCGCTTCATTACAGGAACACAACCTCGTATGGAGCTGGCCTAAGGAGAGTATCAGGTTCAGTTACCGACATAGACATAGTTTTTGGACAATATGCATCAGCTTTCAACGCAGCAACTTACGGAGCTGCTGGTACTGCTTGGTCTGGACCAAATGGATCAGGAACAAGATATAGAGTAAAGAAAACATCGTCAGGTCAAGCGGTAGGATTTGGAGTTGTAAGCGAGAACGCTTCAGGGCTCATGCCAGCAACCAACTCTAGCCTTGATAATGCTGCTGCGACTAGACTAGGCCTTAAAGCTTACGCACACGGAACTACATATAACGGAGGAGCGGCTCCTACCATTACACTAACGGGCGGCGGGGGCACTCTTTCAAGTATACCGTTTTCAGCTTTTATCCCCTATCAGATGCAGGACGGAAGCTGGAGAATGCGCTTAAACTTTACCGCTTCTCTTTCATCAGCCGCCAGAACGTCTGCTCAGTTTGGAATTAACGGAGTAACGTACTTAAACAGTGGAACAAGGCACGCAATGACTGGACTAAACAACCAAGCGTCAGCTATTGGAGGCGCTGAAGGCATTGCCGGAGCTTCTACTACAATTCTTTATTTTGCTTCAGCAACAATAACATCTTGCAGTATTTCGGGTGATGTTCCATTAGATAGCAAACCAACGTGGGCCTATTGATCGTAAGGAGGCGAGATATGGACGAAAATCAAGAAAAACAATTAAGCTACTCTGTGTATGTAGCTATATCCACAGGACAAATGTTAATTAGAAAATTTATAGAAGAAAATATCATGCTCGGCATCACTGAGGCAGGTAAAACAAAAGTAGTACGTCAGGCCATGAGAGAGGTAACCGACTGTCTTAACACTGGCGCTCTTTTTGATGCGATTGACGAACTTAGAAGCATACCAGCTGAACTTAAGGACGGTGTTTTTATAAGTGATGCGAGAATTTTATCTTACATCAATGAGATAGAAGAGTTCAGCGGTTTGCCTCTAAGTGAAAGTGTTTAATTAATTTTAGAAAGGAAACTTTATGTCACTAGCAATTATTGTTAACGCAACTGATGCACCTCTAACGGTGAACGCGGCACTAAACAGCACAGGAATCTACGCACCTCAAGCCACTTACGTTGCTTTCTCGGTAGTAGCTTCCGCATCATCGTCTCCGGTTGGTACGACTCTGATCATCCAAGGATCGGTTGATAACACAAACTGGATCGCTCTTTCTACCGCGGTTACCGTTTCAGGTAACGGCGCCTTTGGAGCTTACCTTAGCCGAGACATGTGCTCGTTTCTTTACTACCGACTTGCGTATGCCAGATCATCTGGGTCATACGTTGCGACAACAACAGCCGTACTAAAAGGCTCACCACTCTAAGGAGATTGTTATGATGGACAAAGAATTAAAGATGAAATTACTCGAACAACTGATGGCAGAGATGGATGATACGTCTATGAAAAAGTTTTCAAAAGACGACCTGATCATGCCAGAGGGTGACGAGATGGTAAAAGTAAAAGAAGTAAAAGTCGACGAAGTCCCAATGTCAAAAGCTCCAGGCATGCTAAAAGAAAAGATTGCCGAAGCTATGAAAAAGGACTCTGAAGACGATGATATGGAAATGGCGATGGAAGACGAAGACGAAGAAGACGATGAGTACGAAGGTTCTAGTCTGATGAAAAGGTTAAAAGCGCTTAAGAAAGGATAATCGATGTATACACTCGATGACCTGATTACTAATATTAAAATACGCGGCACCATTCCGACGAGTCAGCAAATGTTTACTGACTCTCGGTTTGCTGCTATCGCCACAGATGAGATGCAGACTACCATCGTGCCTCAAATCATGGCGTGTCGTGAAGACTTCTTCCTTACTTACGAGGATGAAAGCATTGATCCAAGCGTTAACGCGTACTCCATTCCAGAAAGAGCGATCGGCCAGAAACTAAAAGACCTGATGATCGTGACTAATGGAAACACGACGACGCCTTCTTACTACTCTCTGCCTAGACTAAGTCTAGACGAAATCAGTAGCGGCACTGGTCCATACGTAGGATGTATCGCAGGATCAGGTTACTACGTCCAAGGTAATGATCTTATCCTTTGGCCATCAGCTGAACAAACAGGGACTTTAAGAAAATACTACTTTAGACGAGCGAACTACTTGGTTCCGGAAGCTGAAGCAGGACAGATTGTCAGTATAAACACAGGAACAAACGAAGTCGTGGTCAACAATGTTCCTAACTCATGGGCTGTTGGAACTGAAGTGACTGTGATCTCAAGTAAGCCCGGATACAAAGTTAGGGTTGAGTCGACAGGTTTAGTTGCTATCTCAAGCCCGACACTGACCTTTAGCTCTGTCACAGATTTTGAAGTTGGAGACTGGGTAAGCCTTACAGGTTACACGCCCATAGTTATGCTTCCAGTTGAGGCACAGCCAGTGTTAGCCCAAGCAGTCACAGTAAAATGCTTGGAAGCTCTCGGAGACTCTAATGGTATGCAGCTTGCCGAAAGTAAGCTTAAACAGCTTCAAGAAGCGATGTTCAATACTCTAACCCCTAGGGTTGATTCAAGTCCTAAGAAGTGTACAAGTAATGGCCGTGGAATCATGGATTACGGACAAAACTACGGACGAGGATGGTGGAGTTAATTTGCAAAAGTTAAACCTAAAAATAAAAGGCCTCTATATTGATCCGAACTCTTTCTCGGAAGTGCCTCTTGGCGCTCTGGTAAGGGCGGACAATATTTCAATAGATAAAGACTCAGTAGCAGAATCACGTCGTGGGTTTAACTACTACGGAACTGAGCTTAGTGCCGGTGGTCCTGCGGTAGTGATAAAAAAAGCCTTTAACTACAAAGATAGGCTCATTACCCATTACAACTCAAAACTTGCTTATGACTCTGATGGCAGTGGTACATGGACTGACTATTCAGGTACGTATTCTGACCCAGATACTGGTTTTAAGATGAGATCAGTTCTGGCTAACAGGAACTTTTACTTTAATACAGCCGAAGGTATTCAAAAGCTTGACGCTCTTACTGCTACACCTGTTGACGCCGGCGCACCCAAAGCACTTAACGGAACTGCCGTGACCACTGGTGGTTCTGGCTTCATGGCTACGAACACTCAGGTTGCTTATAGAATCGTATGGGGTTTTAAGGATTTAAATAACAATCTCATTTTGGGCGCACCCAGTCAACGGATAATTGTCGTCAACACGAGTGGTGGAACCCGCGATGTTTCCATAACTTTTCAAGTCCCGGTTTCAATCACTACCAATTGGCTGTATCAGATCTATAGATCGCCTGAAAGCGCCAGCTCAACAGATGTTCCTAACGACGAGATGCAGTTAGTCTATGAGGATAACCCTACCGGCGGTGAAATTACCGCTCGCTCCATCACGGTCACAGATTCTACACCTGATGACCTAAAAGGAGCTGCTCTTTATACTAACCCTACGCAAGGCGGTATTATTGAGGCCAATGATCAACCCCCGTTTGCAAAAGATATTGCAGCCTACAAGGGCTTTACTCTTTTTGCTAACACCAGATCAAAACAGCGCCTTAACCTTACGCTTATATCCATCGGCGGTTCACTTGGTTTAGCGCTTAACGACACCGTAACCATAGCAGGTCAGGTTTATACAGCAAAAGCCGCTGAAACAGTAGCATCAAGGGAGTTTAAGCTTACTACTGCTGGAACGCCTGCGGAGAACATAGCGCTCACAGCCCAAAGCCTTATTACTTGCATCAATGGGAACACTTCTAACACTACGGTCTATGCTTACTACCTATCGGGCTACGAAGAATTGCCGGGTAGGATGCTTATTGAGGAAAGAGACGTCGGTGGATCAATCTTTTACGCACTTTCCAGTAAGGGCACGGCTTTTAACCCTAGTCTTTCATCTTCAGGCACGAGTAATGGTTCAGATAACGACGAAGCTCCTAACAGAATTTATTATTCTAAAAATTTACAGCCTGAAGCAGTGCCATTACTCCAATACCTCGAGGCAGGATCGAAGGATTATCCAATTAAAAGGATTATCGCCCTTCGTGACTCTGTATTTATCTTTAAGGACGATGGGATTTACAGATTATTCGGTGAAAACCCACAAAGTTTTAACGTAGTCCTGCTTGATAACACAGCGCGTATTCTAGCGCCTGAAAGTGCCGTGTCTTTCAATAACCAAGTATTTATGTTTAGCGATCAAGGTGTGGTGTCAGTATCTGACGCAGGGGTATCGGTACTCTCTAAGCAAATTGAGTCAGAGCTCTTAAGAATCGCAACCTACGATGGTTTCAGCGATGCAACATTCGCCGTGGCCTACGAGAGTGAGCGTAAATACATCATGTTTACCTTCACAGACGACGAGGACACAGTTCCTACTCAAGCCTTTGTGTATAACTCCTTCACGAATGCTTGGACTAAATGGATCATGACCTGTGCGACGGGCATAGTCGAGGCTAGTGGCAACAAGCTCTACCTTGCTCAGACCGGAACACTCTCTGGCTGGTGGTTTCAGGAACGTAAGAACTACGACAAATTTGATTATAGTGATGAAAGTTTTGCGGTCACTATTAGTTCAAGTGATTCGACTGCTCTTACCGTGACGCTTGCAAGTGCCACTGGCGTAGAAGTGGGGATGGCACTCGGTCAAGGGATCGTAACCGCCAATATACTAGCGGTTGACGGGAACGTCTTAACGCTTGATCAGCTTCAATCTTGGAACAATGGCGCGGCTTTAGTCTATAGAGCTATTGACAACGTCATACAATGGGCTCCTATAGCCGCTGACAACGTAGGTCAGGTAAAACACTTTAGAGAAGTAAGCTTCTTCTTTCGGGATGCGACATTTAGGGCCATCGATGCGACATTTACAAGTAACTTTTCTAGTAACTCGGAAACGGTCACACTAAGTCCGGTAGCACGCGGTTCTTGGGGACTATTTCCATGGGGACTTGATCCTTGGGGTGGAGGGTTCGGCGGAGCTCAAGCGATTAGAACATATATCCCTCTTGATAAGCAAAGAGCTATATGGATCAACATGAGCCTAGACAGCCGTGTAGCTTTTAGTTCGGTGTCTTTACTTGGTACCTCAATGATGCTTGAAGAGATGTCGGAGAAGTTTAGATGAGACTACCGAACATTCAAAAAATTCTTAGACAGGATGTCGCGGAAGCTCCCGACTGGGTCCTTAAAATCATAGGTCCCATCAATGGATTTTTTGAAGAAATCTATGTAGGATTAAACCGTAACATTACTCTTAGAGAAAACATTGCTTGCAACATTGTAGACGTCCAGTTTGACACTTCGAGCTCTTATCCTACGGTCTTCACGTCTCTTACAATACCAAGCAAACTGCGCACCGTGGCAGAGGGTGTCGTAATCTTAAAGATCTCTGAAAAAGCTGAGAACATGACTCTTATCACCACGGCGACGTCACTTCAGTGGAGTCCAGTTGAGGGCGCAGTTCGGATAGACTTAGTTGCGGGGTTAGCGGTTTCTAAAACCTACAACATGCGCGTAATGATTGTATAAGGAAGAAAACTATGGCTTTTGTACCGAAGGATCCAAATCTAGAAGACGAGCAAGGACAGGGCCAAGAACAGCCCGGCGTACCTCCTCCCGCTGGTGAGTCGTCTGCCCTTGGAACCGGAGCTGCTCCAGGTGGAACCTCTGGTGGTAAAGCTACACCTCAAAACCGTACTGCATCAAGTAGTGGGTTTACTAACCTAAGTAAATACGTAAAAGCCAACCAACCGCAAGCAGAAGCACTTGGCGGTCAGATTAGATCTAAGGTTGGAGAGACCATCAACCAAGCCTCTTCCCAAGCTCAGGACCTCGATAAAGGTTACGCCGAGAAGGTTAACCCTAACCAATATAAGTTTGACGCCAAAACCTTTGATCCACTTAAACAGGATAAGGCTCAGTTTCAAAACTTATTTGCGGCACCCAAGTCTACCTTTGGCGGCGCTGGTGAAGTTGATAGCGCAACTAAGGCGATCGAGACCGCTAAAACCAAAGTAGGTCAGGTCGATACCATTGGCGGAAGAAAAGAATTAATCAGCGATCAACAGTCTTTATCTAAAGCCGCTGGTGCGAATACAGCTGGACTTAGATCATTCGATAACCTTCTTCTTCAATCTTCTAAACAAGGTCAAGACGCTATTGCTCAGGCCAAAGGTGATTTTGAAGCCGCCGGATTAGATGCGAAGCTAAAAGCAGCTCAGGAAAGAGCAATGGCTGTTGATGCTCAGGCCGCCGAGAACCAAAAGGCCGCAAGTACCGCAGCTCGTGACGCTCTTACAAAAACATCTGGCTCTCTAAATCAAAGCCTTGACCAAAGGGCGGCAGCGGCTAGAGCTCAGGCGGTCGCGGACAACCAAAACTTCATGCAAAAAGTAAAAACCTTTCAGGCTCTATCGACACCCGAACTTGCGCGACTCGGTGTATCGAAAGAGGATTGGGCCAGAGCGCAAAAACTTGCTAGTCAAAACCCTAATGCCAAACCGTTTGCTGAGGGCGCTTTTGAATCTTCTAAATCAGGCGGATGGGACATATCTCCTTACCTTTCTTCTACCGGTGATTTAAATCAACTTGGTCGAGAGAACGTAGTGACGGCTGATGATATAGCAAAATCAAAAGCACTGGCAGAGCTGGGTGGTTTTGCAGGTCTAAACTTAGGCGGCGTACCAAACCAGTTTAAAGCATTCAACACGGACGTAAACGATCTTGATATTGGAAAGCTACTTGCTGACCTAACTCCTGCCGAGGTTGAAGCAGCGGTTCCACAGGGCGGAGGAGAAAAGCCCGCATTTCTTGGAACTAATGCAAAAAGTCCAGCTGAGCCTATTCAGGAAAAAGTAGCTCGCGGAATATCGAGCGGAGCAAAAAAAGGCGCAAAAGAAGTAAAAAGTTGGTTTTCTTAAAGGAGTAAGTGATGGCTGATTTATTTGGGCAACTAGACAATTTCATAAGTGGGGGATCAAGAAAAGACTCTGATCAAGCTTTGGCACGCGCTGGCCAACGGTTTGAAAACATTGATCCGCTATCTTTAGAAGAAATGAAAATAAACTTAGCTCAAGCTGTCAATGCCGGTCAGATGACTCCAGAGGACGCCGAAACTTATCTTTTGGAGGCATCAGCACAAGAACAAGTGTCGACCGATCCAAGACTTCGCCAAGCTCAAATGAACGCTCTCTCTCAGTTAGAAGGAGTAGCTCAAAGCGGTCTTACAGTAGGTGACCGTGGCGATCTTCAAAGAATACAAGGCGAGGCTGCTGCGGCTGAAAAAGGCCAGCGTGATGCTATACTTCAGAATGCTCAGTCTCGTGGTGTAGCGGGTTCTGGTATGGAGTTGGCTTCTCAAATGATGGCTCAACAACAAGGCGCAAACCGCGCAAGCCAACAAGGGTTTGACGTAGCTAAGCAAGCACAGGCCAGAGCACTAGAGGCCATGCTTCAGTCTGGTAACTTAGGGGGACAGATTAGAACTCAAGATTTTGGCGAACAATCTAAATTAGCCGAGGCTAGAGATGCCATCTCAAGATTTAACACTCAGAACAAACAAGCAGTAAACATGGCAAATGTTGATGCTAGGAACGCCGCTCAACTTAGAAATGTTAACATGGCTCAAGACGTTGCCAATAGAGGTCAAGACACTCAAAATCAAGAACGTCTCTATAATGCTGGAAACGTTAAAGATAAGTTTACTCAACAACTTCAAAAAGCTACGGGCCAGGCTGGTGTCGATCAAGCTGCGAGTGCTGCGGCTAATGCGGCGGCTGATAGAAAAACTGGTCTATTTGGTACAATACTTGGCGCTGGTGCAAAAGCCGCTGGATCATAAATAAGGAGTAACCTAAATGATGTTCGATCCTAATGAAGAGAATAAACTCGACCCGATGACGAAGACGGCTAACCCTCTTATGCTTCAATCTTACCTAGCAGATCTTTATAAGAAGAAAAACCTAGGCGACGATAAGCGCATGGAGTTGGAAAAAAGCGTTGCTGAATCTAAGCCAGGAGCTGGACTAACGTTCCTTGCGGCTTTGGGAGCTGGTCTTGCTGGTCAAAACCAAGATCAAGCGGTAGATTCTCTTCGTCAAAAATCCCGCGATAAGCAAAAAGAATTAGAAGCTTTCGACACTAAGAGAAAAGGTGTGTTTGACGAATTAAAACAAGACAGAGAAATTGGTAAGTTCGAAAGAGACCAGGCCGATGAATTAGAGTCGTCTGATCCTAATAGTGATAAATCAAAAATGATGCAGGCGCTAGCTTCTCGCTTAATGCCTAACCAAGACTTTTCTAAATACAATGCTAAGCAACTAGGCAATGTGATGAACACGCTTGAAACGACCTCTAAACAAGCAATGGAGGACGCGAGACGTAAAGAAGATGTAGCCCTTAGGCAGTCGGAGCTTGGAATTAAGAGACAGGACCTGCAAGCGCAACGCGATTTGAAAAGAGATGACAAACAGGCTGCCATAGACTTAAAGAAACAAGAAAAGTTAGACGCGGAAGAGAAAAAGAAAAAAGACGCCGTGGTCGAGGTAGAAACAAGACGTCAAAATATTAATGATAACATCGGTATTCTAGAAAAAATGATTGCCGATAAAGGCACTTACGAGATGACTGGTTCGCACAACCAGGATATGGACCGACTAGTAGAAGCGATCGCTACTGACATGGCAAAACTCGCTGACCCTACGTCGGTAGCAAGACCTTCAGAAGTTGACGCAGTAAAGAAAAACCTAGTTAGTCCAAGTATAGGCCAACGAAACTCTACTGCACTTAACATTCTTAAAAACTTTCGTGGAGAAGTAGACCGAAGATCTGACAAGGCTTATGAAGTTCGTGGATTGGATGTTCCAGCAAAACAGGGCAAGACTCTCAGCGCTGAAGATCAACAAGCCCTAGATTGGGCTCAAAGTAATCCTAAGGATCCAAGGAGTGCTGAAATAATTAAAAGACTGGGGATGTAACCATGCCGTTTGATCCAGATGCCTATTTAAAATCAGCGCCCGCTTTTGATCCAGATGCTTATCTCGGAGCAAATAAACAGGTCGATAACCCTTATAGCAACTCCGTCGACAACATCGATCAACTTGAGAGTGGTCTCAGGGGTTTAGCTCAAGGAGCGTCTTTAGGTTTTGCTGATGAGCTGACCGGTGGCGCAGAAGCCCTGGGCGAGACACTTTTAGGCGATCGATCCTTAAGTGATTTCGGCGACGTCTATAAGCAAAAGCGAGATGAATCTAGATTAGCTTACGAGCAAGCTAAAGCCGCTAACCCTAAAACGTATATGGGAGCTGAAATAGGCGGAGGCATAGCCACTGCTTTTGTTCCAGGACTCGGCGCTCTTAACGCCGCTAAAGGTGCTCAGATTGGTACCGTCATGGGTAAAGGTGCTTTACAAGGCGGAATCATGGGCCTAGGTGGTTCTAGTGCCGACGACGTAAAGGGTTTAGCTGCTGATACCGCCATGGGGGGAACACTAGGTGCTATCGGCGGCGGTCTCGGTTACAGCGCTGGTAAAGCGATTGGAGGAGTTACAGATTCACTGGCTGATTCTCAGGTAGGTCAGTACCTCTTATCTAAATACAAAGATGTTTCAGGAAAAGTCGCCAACAGCTTGCAGGATACTGCAGAATTGCAAGGCGCGAGAGCTTTAGGACTTGAGCGCGGCACTAGAAATAAATTAACCACACAACAAACCAAAGATATTGGCAGGCAAGCACTAGATGAGGGAATGCTTGAGTACAAGAATCTAATTCCTTTTATGGGTGGTACAGATAAATTAGTTAAAGCAAACGAAGCAATTAAAACAGGCGCTATGGCTGACCGCGACGCTGTTTATAAAATTATAGACGAAGCAGGCGCTAGTCAGTTCAACCCATCTGAAGTTGCTAAAAATGTAATGAAAAAAGTATTGAGTGATAGGGATGATAAGTTACTAAACCCTAACTACAAAGATACTCAAGAACTTATAGAAAAACTAAGACCTGAAATAGAAAATATCCTAAGCCGAGGAAATGATAACATCCCAATGTCCGAGGCTCAAAATCTTGTATCGTCTTTAGGGGAAAAAGCAAAATTTGATAAAACCAGAACTAATGACACCCAGAAAATGCTTAAAGACATCTACGGTGTAGTAAGAAAAGAGATCAACAATTCGGCTGAGCAAGCCGGTCAAATTCTTGATAAGTCGGGACCAACTAGACTCGGTCAAGTTGGAGCTCCTTCAGGTCCAGGACTTAGACAGACGGTAGAAGCTGCGAATAAGAAATTTAGCGTTGCAAAAGACGCAGAAAAACTTCTAAAGAACAAACAGGCTAGGGAAGAGGGAAATAAGTTTTTCAGCCTGACCGACACAGTGATGGGATCCAATTTAGATAAAATGTCGGCTGGCGCTGTTTTAGTAAAAAAGGTAGCCGAGAAGTATGGAAACCAAACAGCTGCAATCTCTGCTGATAAGCTTTCTAAGTTTGTAAGAGAAAGTCCTGAGCTTCTTGGAAAGTATAGGCCCGTGCTTGAGAAGGCTATACAGCGCGGCGGTACTTCAGTGGCTGTAACTCATCACTTGTTACAGCAAAAAGATCCTGAGTACCGAATGAAAATGAACGGCATGGATGAAGAACAATAGTTCCACGTGAAACTAAGGTGACGGATGAGAACCTACGATAAAGTCATACTTGATAAAACAGTAAATAATGAAATTTACTATAGTGATCCTTTTAGTATTGAGGACATGTACTGTTTTGCGATCCAGGCTATTTGGATCGGAGCGTCGGGCGCTGGAAACGTTAAGATTCAAGCTACCGTATCCCCTGAGTCAAATACATGGAGTGATATCACCGGTTCTCAAGTCACCATAGCAGGCGGCGGTGATCAGCTGTGGAACGTAGGTTATGTAGGTTATAAGTGGATTCGTATGGTCGTAGAATCAACCAACACAAACAACATTGCTATCGGTGCCAGAATATACTCTCGCGGTATGTTGCCATAGATATAGCTGCTGTGGTATTCTAGCGAAAGCTACTCTCACAACCAAATAACGCCACGGAGGCAAACATGAAAGACGTACTTGAGGGCCTAATCAAGCAAGCAATCGCAATGTTTTTGACTGAAGAAGTCGTAAAGAAAGCAAAAGACATGCTTATAGCTCAATTAGAAGAGCTCGCTTTGAAATCTGATAACAGCGTAGATGATAAAATTGTTGAGATCTTGAAAGATGCTTTAAAATGATTTTTGCAATCTTACCGTGGATACAGATCATCTTCTTTTTAATTGGAAATGGTCCGACCATATTGAAACTTATAATTGAGCTGAGAGGTCTTTTAAAAGATCTTTCCGCTAAAGACGCCAAGGCTGTAATACTTGACTGTAAAGAAGAGTTAAAAGCTTACAAGAAAGATGGCGATAAAGAAAAAGTTATCAATGCCGTTAAAATGAAAAAGATGAAACGGATGGATTTAAAACATGGCTAACGTGCCAAATGGTCAACTTATCCTAACCTACGCGTTAGGGTTTATTAACTCTCCTTATCGTTGGGGAGGAGCTGGTCCAGCGTGGGACTGTAGTGGTTTCGCGATTGAACTATTGAAAGCTCAAGGCATGGTGTCGTTTAATTACGACGCCACTGCTGACACCTTATTTAAAAGAACAATGTCTGGCGGCGTTCCTAAGCCAGAGACTCACGCACTCTCTTTTTACGGTAGAAATGGAGTAGCCACACACGTAGGTTACTGTATCTCTGATTCAATGATTATTGAAGCGGCGGGAGGAGATTCTAAGACTACAACCTTGGAAGTCGCTCAATCACAAGGTGCTTTTATCCGCATAAGACCCGTCCTTTTTCGCAAGGACTGGCTCGGTTGTAACATTCCCTGTAAGTCCCATTTTTCTTAACTCTTTGTGCCTAGCTATGTGATGTTTTGCGCAATACATCTAGACCTCTTTTTTTACTTCGTCGTGTATGTGATCAATAAGAGTTTTTTTCATTTTTTCTGATAAATCTAAAGACGCGATTACTAGCTCAATTATAAAATCTTCAGAAAACCAAAGCTGATCGCCAAACCTCTTAAGTGTGAAGTAATTCAAACACCCCGCTAGCGGGTCATTTTTTGTGAAAACAGCTTTACCGTTTATGTCGTTTATTATGGTGTATTCTATTTTCATTGGATCAGCTGCTTTCGGTCCCTCAAATTTAATTTTCTTCATATAAATCCTTTAAAACTGGTCTGCCCAATTCGTCCCATACGAATCCGGCATCTCTAAGCTCTTTATGTCTAGCTCTGTGATGGATCTTGCAATAAAAAATTACGTCTAGTGGGCGACTATAATCCTCGTGGTGCGCTTCTGAATTTTCGTCGCCACAGACGCTGCATGGCGTACGAACTAAATTTCCGCGATATATTGCCTTGCGCGCTAGCCATTGTGCTTTGTGTTTTACGGGGTTGTCTTTTTGCCATTGTTTTGTTCTCTGGCGAACCTCCTCAGAGCTTCCGTATTCTTTTCTTTTTTTTAATACGTCTGGTCGTTTTGCTCTTAGTCGTCGTTTTTCAATAACGTCTTCGCGAGATTCATACACTTTTTTGGTATTTTTCCCTTGCTCTGATTTTCTGTAAGCCATTCTTTTAGTAGTGTCGTAAGGTCGGCGGCTTTCGTATTCTCTTAGGTGTTCCTTGTTTTCGGTCCTCCAAGATTTTTGATATTCTTTTTTGCAACTTTTACAGGTGTTGCTTTTTCCGCTTTTCATGTTTTTTTGTAAAGGGAATTCTTCGGCTGTCTGACTGATTCCGCATTTTATACAAATTTTAAAATCTAATTCACTCATATATCAGAAGGGTATGTGCGTCAGTTCTACTTCAGGTGCCGATTGACGCTCTTCAGCGTCTCCATTCTTTTTCTGTAAGCGCCGAATTGAGGACACTGTGAATTGGTATTGTGAAACCTTTTTACCAGTTTCCTTGTTTGTCGTCTCGTAAGAACCGATGTTTGTCTCAACACAGACAAGATCACCTTTATCCAAGTGAGTAACCGCATATTCACCCGTCTTTCCAAATGCGCTCAAGTTAAACCAAGTCGTTTCATCTTTTCTTTCTGAAACCGCTAAAGACATATTAACCAATTCTTTTCCCGTTTGGGTTATTCGAGCTTCAGGTTTCTTTCCAAGACGTCCTATTAAAATTGCTTTGCTGTACATTGTTTCTCCTTTGTACCTAGTAGCGTTACTCTCGCGCTCATTTATATTCCTCTCTTTCCTTCTGTGATTTCTTTAAATGCCTTATAAGACATACCGCCTTCATAGGCCATGCCAAGTACAAAAGCCCTTTCGCACTTTTCATTCACGGTATCTCCCCAGACAGTCGCGCTAGCGACCAAAGCGCTAGCTACTTCAGAGAGAGGATCACCGCCTATTCGAGTAAACGATGTTGCGATCTCGTCTGTATCATCCATTTTGCTCATTCCTCACCTCCTAAACGTTCATAGGACATGCCCAATGCAAAAGCCCTTATACACTTTGCTTCTATATCTCCATCTGAGCCAAAATTGACTGCGCTTGAAATAAGCGCGGCTGCGGCCTTTGTGTCAGGGCAGTCTTCAGTTAAGGCAAAGCCCACTGTTATAGCTTCAGCGCCTATAAATATTTCTCTATTTTTTTCTTTCACTATAACCCTCCGCTCGTTTGACTAATGATAGATTATCCAGCTTACAATTAAACCTGTTTCCATCAATATGCATAACATGATACATCCTAGGATCAAGGCCAATAGATTCCCCAAAAGCCTCGATCACAAGCTTATTCACAAACCGTTTTTTGTATCTACCCCCAACCTTGATGGCCACTAGGCAATTATTCATCTCATCCCTAGTGCGAGGGAGTTCTTCACAGATTCCGTTTCTTTCCTGGAAGACTCGACCTCTCCTATCAACAAAAACGTCGTCGAACTCGGCCGTCTTTCTTATATCATCCGACATAATCAGGCCTTAAAATTTCATTACAGATTTTAATAGACTCGCCCACTGACATCAAAAATCCAGCTTTAGCACAGTCCTTGCAGATCTCCCGCTCTAACAAGGATTTAAAATTCATAACACTTACTACGGCCTCAGCGTATTCATCTGCTTTTTCACGTAAAGCGTTCAGTTCTTTTAGAATATCGACTTTACCTGAAGCGAGTATTTGCATAGTTAAATCAAAAGCCATTTCATTGATAGCGTGTTCTGCACTGAAAAATTCTTTAACCTGTCCCATAGGACCTCCTTTGTTGATATTAAGCCTGTCGGTAACGATGGTTGAAACTTAAATACCCTCAAGGATGTGTGGGACCATAGGCACTTACGGCCTTATAGAGTTGTATTTGTTCTTCGCGGGTGAGTTCCGAAAAGGCTACTTTACCAAAAATATCCTTGATGTATTCAGTTAAGGATAGCGCATCCCACCCGTTCTTTTGACCCGTTGCTAAAATCGTTTCCCAAGGATCGACTTTAGGTTGGTTTAAAGAGGCGCTGAGGGGTCTAGAATCGATTTTCTTAGGCGCTACCTCATGAGAGTCTATCTCAGGGTCTTTTGGCTCGTCTGTGGGAATCATAAAGACTTGCAGGATTGCATATTTGTGAGCGACGGACATCGCCTTGTTTGAGGCTTTGTCACCTGAGTCCATTCCCTCACCTATAACGGTTGCCTCGACATAGCTTCCGTCTTCAGCAAAAAACTTAAAGCGCATTTTTAATATTCTGTATACGAGAACCGCTCCGCCTTTACTTGTTCTTTCTTCTGACCTTTCTTCTAGAACTTCCGGGACTGTAAACACCCCGTTATCAGCTAAGACCTTCTGACAGGCGAGATAGACGTCGTCTACACCGCGAAACTTATAGCCCATGGCAGTCTTTTCTTTTTTGACAGCCTTAAGTTCATTCATTATTTTTGGGATGCGTTGATAGATTAGTGGCAGGGTAGCGGTCACGGTCTTCTCCTTAGCGGTAAATTGAAGGCTCTTTAGTGTTGTATGAATACACGTTTGACTTAAGGCTAGAGCCTTGAGAGGACCTAAAGTCAAGGATGACAATGTTTAGTATGTTTGTTTGATGAATGCAAGAAAAAAACAAAAACCCTAAGATTTCTCAAAGGGTTTTAATTTATTACCGCTAAGTAACAATTAAGATCTAATAGATTTTGTTTTCGTTTGCAAGGTTATTTTTTAAGAACTCATTACTCGCGTCGTGCGGATAGTTATTTTTAAAATTCTTACGAGAAATCCCTCTTTCTTTCAAAAGCCTTTTCCTTTCTTCTTTTTTTAAGGTTGGTTTTGCTGCTTTTTTCTTTTTAACTATAATATCGGCCTTTTCTCGAAGCTTACGAAGCTTTTCTCTGTCCTTTCTTTTTAAGTTTTTTAAATAGCAATCAAGATAACTTTCAACAACTGACCTTGGTGGTAGGTAATTAAGCTCGTGCATACGGTGTAAGTTATCGTGCACAGCCTTAGGCAGAGCAATTAAGTTATCTGGATGGTTGTTGCTTTTGACTCCGTCCAAATGGTGGACTACCCAAATACTTGGGAATCCTCCGTGATATTTCTCGCACACTATCCGGTGCCACAGTCTTTTAGTTTTCTTATGACGTAGGTAACCACCCCTTGCGGGCTCAAGTTCTGATATCGGTTCTTCGTAAAAGCTGTCCATTCATCCTCCGATTTTAGGCAAAAGTGGGTGTCCTTCCCTTACTTATGTGTGCCGAAAGTTTCAGCAAGGAAGTCAAGCGGGTCGACGGTTCGCTGTCAATCGGTCCTTTACTCAATGCTGTATTTTCAGCACTCAGTAAGGAACCGAGTAAAGTCTGGGACACCACTCCCGAGACACCAACTACTGCGCGCCAACCGTACCCTAACAAACGGAGGAGTCCGCTATTTCTAGTCCTGTCGATCCGGAGCTAGGGCAGTGCCGTAACCATTTAGCCTTATTGTTTAGTGTCTAAAAGGCAGTCAAAACGATAGAAGTGCCTCACGATTCTTTATTTTCTCGTAAGATTCTACATATTTTAATTGTTTGATTTATTTGTTTAAGGCTATAATCAAGACAATTAATTTATTAGCAAAATTAGTTTGAAGCCTTTTGAGCGAAAGTTCAAGAGGCTTCTTACTATGAGCCCGAAAAACAATAGCGTTAGCGAAGCCCCCCAGCAAGCGAAGCGCGGTAGGGCCGAAGGCCTTGGGGTTCTAAGGTGAGAACCAATGTGTTAACCTAAATAGACGGCTTTCGTTTCAAGGGGTCTCCTAAAACAAAAACCGAAGATTGAGAGTCGTCTTTTATCTTGATTTTTATTTGAGCCTAGATTAGTCAGCCCCTCGAGGGCGGTACTTTAACAACTCTTTAGCCTTAAGCTTCAACTGCCCTCTATTAAATTAATAAGCTGACTCGGCGTGCTTGGAGTGGCAACGGCTTTTCCATTGATCCACAAGGTAGGAAAGGATCTAATGCCAGCGGATTTTACTTTTTCTAGCTCAGAGTCAAAAAAAGACTTACCACCGCCGTCTGTAATACATTTATCAACAAGGTTTTTTTGAACGCTCAGTATTGGGCTTAAGTGTTCAGTCGTGTCTTCTGGATTTTCAAACAAGAATCTAAGTGCCAATTCTTCCACAGCACCCTCTTTAACTAGACAGTGATAGCGTTCGCTTGTTGGCCTATCAAGGGAATTGATTTGGCCTAAGGTCACTTCCCATTTGACCTTGCCCGTCCAGCGGTAGTGCTCTACGACAGGATCGATCACGTTCTTCTTTAAGGTCTTACAGGGACCGCAGTGAAAGGCTTTAAACTCACGTACCGCGACCTCAGCCGAAATGTTAAAACTTAATAAAAAGATTAAAATATATTTCATGTGTCCCCCTTTTAGTGATCTTAACATAATCGTGGTAAACTGGTCGTAGCGGAGTGATGTACTAGGAGGACTTATGGACGAGTCTGAGGTAGAGAGTTTGGACTATCTGGCCTTAGACGGGTCATTCTGGGGGGTGACTTGCTCAAGAAGGCTTTTCCCTTGGTTTGGTAAGTTTGTGTTCTATGTTTTTGAAAAGGAACAAGCATGACATTTTTAAACTTAACCATGCGCACTACTGCGCTTGTTACGACGACACTGATCATCACGCTGGGTATTTATGACTTGGTGGTAGTAGTAATCAGTCCTGATACAAGTCTATCGGTGTCTCAGTTCCTTGTTAACGTTGGGTTTAATCGCCCAGCTTTTGTATTTGCTACCGGCTTTGTCTGTGGTCACCTCTTCGGATATATGCGCCCGTTAAGCTATTACACCGCGAATTTAAAAAACGAAGATAAGTTGAAAAACACTAAGGCATCTCCTTAGCAAGGATTTTCATTATTTGAGAAACACGTCCCGGACTTATGCCATATTTTTTTGCTATATCTTTATTTCTTACGCCTTGTTTCATTTCTTCCAGAATCCATTTATGAATCCTACTTCTATGAGCTTTTAATTTTAGAAGGCGACCTTTAAACTTTCCGTTTCTAAAAGCATCTTTCTGGTTGTCCTTAGGCGTGCCCCACCTCAGGTTGCTGACGTGATTGTTTTGTTGATTATCATCGTAGTGTAATACCCAAGGCTTACACTCAGGGTTTGGTATAAAGTGCTCCGCTACAAGCCTGTGTACATCGACTCTTTTGCCTTTTAGCTGTACAGCTCGATATCTCACTTTTGTGTTACCGCGCTCGGTGTACTTAGCCTCTTTAGAAACCCGACCGCACTTGCTTACGAAAATCCCTGGCTCAACCTCGTAAAATTCAATCATTTTCACTTATATAACCCCTTGATATTAGAAAATAAATAACCATAGACTAAATTAAATTAAAGTTATAGGTATAGCAAGCCGATAAGGCATATATAAGGCAGGGGATGAAGGCCTTATAACAAAGGAGAAAGAAATGAAATTTACAGAAAAAGAATTCGATATCTTAGTTAAAATTCTAGAAGAAGAAGGCGAAACCACTTCAGACGCACAAAGTATTGTGATGGCAATGGAAATGACTGGAAGAGATGAGACAAATGATCAATATTTCGCAGCACTAGAACAATAGGCGAATAAAATGAAAATGTATTTAAATGAAAGAGAAGTTGTCGACATAGAAATAGACGGTATCGACACGAAAGATTTTCCAGACTTTGTAGACGCCTATGCTAAATCAGCTGAATGGGGCGATACAGGCCTTCCACTCACTGAGGAAGAACTAAATCAACTCACTGAAGACAGCGACTTTCACGCCCTTGTTTTGGATCGTATCCATTAGGAGATTAAAATGTTTCACGACGTCTATTTTGAAATTAAAGTTCCCATCAAGTACCAGGGTGATTCCTATGACGGTACCATTGCAGGTCACGCCTATGTGGATAGCTATATCTACGGCGCTGACGCCGATGGCAATAGAGGAGAAGAACGTCTTTCCTTAGAATCTTATGAGTTAGAAGAAATAGTCATCGACATGGGAGAAAACGATAGATTTCTTATGCCTGACGACGTTGAAAATAAAAAGGAATTAGAGACTTACATCTTTGAAGACGCACTAGCTAAAGTCAAAGGTTAGTTCTTTATCTCGCCGTCTATTTCTTCTTTTAAACTATCGTTTTCATTGACTACATCTATCTCAAGGCTAAGGCCTAAATGCTTATATCTTGTTTGTACCCCTAGGGCGTCAAGTACGGCGTAACAAAAAGCCCTAGCAGTTTTAAGTTCGGTTAGTTCCTCACACATATCCCAACATTCTTTTACGACTACCCAGTCATGGCGATCCATTTCGGCTAGCATATTTTTCTGTAAGATAATGAAAGCATCATCTTGTTTAGTTACGTGCACAAAGTCTGATGCGTCGTTTTGAGTAAAAATAAAAACCTCACTTATGTTTAGCTATATCAAATATAAAGGCCACAATACCAGGCAGGACCCCAGCGACAAATCCAGCAAATGCAGCTTTAGTCTTAAGGGTAGCTATCTCAACCGATAGCCTTTCAGATACCTCGTGGATTTTATCACTTATCTCAGCAAATCGCCTATCCAGCAATCTTTCAAATTCCCTAAGTTCTTTTATCAATTTGTCGTCCATAACAAAACTATATCCTTAAATTGTCTAATGTTGGTATTATATACCAAACGCATCGTTTTAACACCCAAGGAGGGACAATGAAAAAGCTTTTAGCGATCTTCGTGCTACTGAC